CGCATTTGGAAAAGCGCTGAGATCAAGACCTTTTCCATAGCCATACCACATCAGAAGTCCCATTACATATGTGATTCCGTATGCTATAATCACATAGATCAATAGCTGTTTTTTCTCTGTTTGCATAAATTTCATAATTTCCTCCTTGCAACTTCTAATTTGTTACTCACATGATATCATACTTTAGACACTTAGGCACAGGTTATTCCCCAAATTGGAGAAAACTTAAAATATTGATTTACTGCAAAGCATAACGAATCTTTTATTAAACAAGGGCAAGATGCGCCCTTGAGTAACTCTAATTTCCTTTTGGAAATCAGGCTACCTGGCAATCTTGATGGGGATTTCGCTCCCCATTCCCTCGAACTTGTATCAATCAACAGATTTTTAATGGCTTACTACTTGAGTAGACGTAGCTTTCCTTTATATCTGCAGAGTAGTCATGCCGGAAAGGGGAATACTATTTTGAAAAGAGAACGACATCAAAAAGCAGGAAAAAGAACTAACGGTACTATGACCATTAAAGGTTGTTCTTAGGAATATTTTTCTTTACATTCATTAATAGTATGTTATACTAGAATAAATCTGATAAATTTGAAACACTTACTATAGTTATTAGAAATGGAGTTCTCTATGGATTTAAAGATGATACTATTTATTGCTTTAATCATTATTTTTTTTATAATTCCGTTACTAGCATTTATTATTAAATCTGCAGTAAAGCAAGGAATTTTGGAAGCTTACAAGATTATTAAAAATGATAAAGACAAAAATATTTTATAACTCTAATCTAAAATCTAGTATGTTCAATAAAAATCCTCTTTTTTAAAGAGTTGGATATTCTTCAATTATTTCTTGTTATTAGTTGTATAAGACCCATATAAGGTATCTGCTTAATAGAGGAAAAGAGAATTATAGTTTTAAGGAAAAGTGGCTATTTTTAAGAATAGATCAATCAACTTTGTTTTATTGTATTTTGATACCCTTGTGTTAATATCTGGATAAAAAAGAAATGTCCTAACAGTATTTTTCATGTTTATGTGAATATGAATTAATCTGCTAAGGCATTTCTTTTTATTTGTATCTTTAAAATATCATTTGAAATAATCAAATTTTTAGCAAAGTAGGTCTTTTTGGTACCATATGAGACGCATTTGTGCAAGATTTCCTCCTTCTTCAGATGTTTCAAACATATGGTTGATTACCTTTTTGATTACCTTTGCTTTTGGGAAAAAAGAAAAAGCCTTAAAACAGCGATTTTACGCGGTTTCTAAGACTTTTTAATACAGGGGATGAGAGAATCGAACTCCCATAGAAAGTGCTAAAACCCCTGTAAAATCAATGATTGTTATGTTTCGTGTTGCATTTCGTGTTGCATAGACTCAAAATAGTCGATTGCAATCTTATTCATTTTATCTTCCATGTCCGGAAGAGTGTGACGGTAGACTTCTTTCAGTACCGAATCATTTCCCCACCCACCAGATTGCATGATATACGCATCTGGTATTCCTAGCGCATGTTGAACAGAAGCGTTGTAATGCCTTAAGTCGTGGAATCGGAAGTGAGGTATCTCTAATTTCTTAAGGAGATTTCCAAACGATGTTGTTAATGTATTCGGATTCATGTTTACAGTGTTGGTTGAAAGTTCCAAAAACTTCTCGATTACGAATGATGGATAATTCACGTATCTGTCACCAGCATAAGACTTAGGTGCTTTCACAATCCATTCGCCTTCATCATTCATAACCATTGTTTTTGTAACGTGTATCGTGTGATTCTTGATGTCGGACTTCTGTAATGCACAGATCTCACCTCTTCGCATAGCTCCAAACGCTGCGAGGAGAATTGGCACTTCCATGATAGTTCCTTCTGATGCACGAACAATCTTCTTAATGTCCACTTCTGTAGGAATGTAAATGTTGCTCCTCAGTTTTTTGGGAAGAGTGATATTGATTACAATTCCCGGACGAAATCTTTTCATTACCGCGCTGATCAGTCCATTCATGTCACGAACAGACTTAGGCGACAGCTCTGTAGATGCCTTATTAATCACCTTTTGAATTACGCTTTGTGTGATTTCCTTTAGCTGATACTCTTTGAGCGGTACCATGCAATTACGTTGCATACTCTTGTACTTTCTGATGCTGGACGGTGAGAGGACAGCGGACCGTTCCTGGATGTACTTTTCTAGTGCATCACCGAAAGTCATTTGTACTTCTTCATCTTTCTTGATTTCTTTGTTGTCTGCCCATTCAGCAGCCATTGCTTCAGCTTTTCTTTTTCCTCTTGCCGATGGATCATCACAAGTGAAAGACTTATAGATTCTTTTCTGTTTCTGTTTCTTCGTTTTCGGATCAATAACAGGTTTTCCGTTTTTATCTAAGACAATTTCATAGTGGCTGAATACCTGACATCTCCATGATCCGGAAGGTAACTTCTTAGCTGTTGCCATACAATCATCTCCTTTTTATAAAAAATGGTATAAAAATAACAGCCTAGCAACAGAACAAGAGTTCTGATTGATTAACTGCTCCGAAGATGATACAATATTCATTGGATTTTGGAGTATCTCTTCGGAGTTACTAAAAGAAGCACATTGGCGTGTGTTTCTTCCAGTTGACCGTTCCTGTTGGCGCAGGAGCGGTTTCTTTTTTGGTATTAATTAAAAGAAAGTCTGCGAACTTCATTTGCAGTATTGGTATTACATTTGATTTCCTTTTGAACTCTCGTTCCTGTTTCTGTAGATTCGAATACTAAAAATGCAACGGTATCTAATTCCTGCTGTTTTGTCGTAGTAGTTGTGTTGACTTTTGTTTTCTTTCCGAGGGATGCGCCGACGACGGCACCGACAGGTCCAGCAACTGCAGCACCAATTAGTGCGCTGCCAGCACGACCGTGAGTTTTATTATTTCCGGTTGTTTTGCTGATTAAATTGTATTGAGGACCGTCCCAAATAAAATCAACCAGTTTAAAGTATCCAGCGCCTTCCTGAAAAGAATTTCCGAAATAATATAAACCATTTCCATCTTTACGGAATTTTAAACCACCTATATTGTATTGTGTTTCAGCTTTTCTTAAGGCTTTGATGCGATCGCGCTCAGCCTTTTCGGCTTGTCGCTTCTCCCAGTCAGCTAAATGTTCTTCTGGAGTCTTTTTGGCAGTGGCTTCAAAGAAGCTGCGGTCGTCTTCAGTCAATGTAGAAATTTCATTATTTTCTATTTTTTGCCTTAAGTCAGCATATCTAGAAGCGTTATCCCAGCTTCCTTTTAATTTGTCTAAAAAACCCATGTTTTTTATCCCTCTCTTTCTTTTGCGAGACCTGTTCCTTACGAGCCACCACTGCTCGTATATATAATTCCTTGTGAGGTTATATCAAATTATTTCAACTACTACCAGATTCGGAATGAAGTATATAATATAGTTATCAACGGTAGTATATACCCCATACTTATCACGGTAGCAGCTGATACATTCTTCCAGATATTCTTCTGTAACATCCAGAAAGTCTGCAATTTCATATTTATTTTGACATCCAGCATTGAATGCGTGGATGATTCCCATAAGTCCGATCAGGCGGTTGTAGCCATGTAATCTGGCTTGGCGTTCCTGTTTCCGGTTCTCCAGTTTGGACTGATCTCGAATATCACCCGTGGAAGTATAGTAATGTCCAAGTTCTTCCGCAAGGACATTGGCTTTCCGTCGTGATGTCTTAATATCATGCCGGATAGCAATTTTGTTTCCTTTTATTCTTCCATCTCCGCTTTGCAGTGGCTTTTCCTTTACTACTAATCCAATATTGCGAGCTTCGTCTAAAAGTATTTCATAAGAATTCACTTACAACACCTCCATCATAATTGTACTAAGCAATCTGTCCTATAAAAGTGGACTATGGAGATTAGAAATTTTCGTCATCCATGATGTCATCATCATGTTGTCGCATTTCATCGGTTACTTCTATATCTGTACGTTCGTGAGCTGCCTGGACGGTAAGGTCTTCTTCCATTTGTTGGTTCATAAGCAGATTTCTTGAATAGGTAAGAACTCTTTTCTGATTCGGAGAAGAGAGTTTTCCATATATGTCAAGAAGTTCTTTATGCTCTCCATGAAATTTAGATACGTTGCTCTTGAATTTATCATAGATTTCTTTCGGAGCTTCTTTCCCGGAAAAATTTGTGTCTATCTGTTCCCAACCCATTAAATCACTAGGGGATGTCTGTAGCACATCAGCAAAAGCAAGTATCTTTGACTGAGGCAAGTCTACTAACCCTTTTTCTATTTTTGCAATCATACTTTTATCAGCATAACCCAGCTTAGTTGCTAAATCAGTCTGCGTTAATTGCAATTCTAATCGTCTCTTTTTTATGTTTTTATATAATTGAAGCATTTTACGTACCTCCTTGATTTCAATATAGCACAAGATTGAAAAATATTCAACATTTTTGTGAAAATGGTTGACACACATTCAACCCTGTGATATATTAATGATGTTGAATAAAGTTCAACCAGAAAGGAGGGGAGTTGCCTTGGCAGACATCAAACTTTTAAAAGAAAGAATTGCTGATAGCGGAATGACAGTCAAAGCCATTTGTGAAAAAAGCGGTATTCTTAGAGAAACATTCTACAATCGTTTAAAAGGTGGAGAGTTTACAGCTTCTGAAATCGTTGGATTAACAAAGACGCTAAAACTTTCAAGATCTGATAGAGACAAAATTTTTTTAAATGAAAAGTTGAATTAAATGACACTTTAAGGAGGCGATCACAGAAATGAACAACTTACAGATTACAGAGTACAAAAACATTAGAGTGCTCACAACACAGCAGATTGCAGAAGCATATGGAACTGACTCGAGAGTTATTTCCAATAACTACAATCGGAACAAAGAAAGATATGTTGAAGGAAAACATTTTATCTGTCTTGAAGGAGACGAACTGAAGAATTTTAAAACGAATCATCAATTTGATGAATCGTCAAGAATCAATAAATTATACCTTTGGACAGAAAAAGGAGCGTTCCTTCATGCGAAGTCACTTAACACTGACACGGCATGGGAAGTCTACGACAGACTGGTTGACAACTATTTTGAGAAACCAAAAGCAGTTCCAATGACAACCGACCAGAAGATTCAGTTACTTGCACAGGGTAATGTGGAACTAACAGAGAAAGTAAATTCCATTGACAAGGATTTACAGGAGTTCAAACAGGACATGCCGTTACTTGCCTTGGAGTGTCAGAGAATCACATGGGCAAAGAATAACAAGATTGTTCCACTGATGGGCGGAAAGAGTAGTCCAGCGTATCGGAACAGGAGCTTGCGAACCAAAGTTTACAAAGACCTTGATAAACAGCTCAAAAGAGAATTCGGCGTTGACACATACAAGGCAATCAAGAGAAATCAGTGCAACCTGGCAGTAAAGATTATCGAAGCGTACAAGCTCCCAATGTTTTTGAAAGAAGAGATTGACGCTGAAAATGCGCAGATGAGTTTTGAAGTGTAGGAGGGAATCAAGATGAAAACTATTATAAATCGAGAATACGCAGGAGAAAAAGAAGCTTTTGCTCCGCTTATTGGATTCAAGGTAGTAAGTGTGGAAGATGGACCCACTAATGGTGATTTTGGAGACATAACTGTTCTTACATTGGTAAATGAACATCATGTAGCTATTGATGTAACTATTTCGGATGAAGCTATTTGGATCAGTGAGCCACACGCAGTTAAGGATGATTTAAGTGCTATCAGTGATGAGGACGCAAAAGTGTAAGAAATGTGGTTGGGTTCCAGCGATTGAGTAGGTGGCGTGAGGGGTACTGATGAAGAGAGGTGAAAGCAATGAAGAAAAAGATTATCAATAAGAGAGTCAATGGAGATTCTGAAGAGCTGCACGCATTGAAAGGCTTTAAGGTCTTAGCTGTTGGCAACGGAACAATCGGAGAAGAGTGTGCGTTGAGAATCATGCTGATGAATGAGAACAACGTTGCTGTTGATTTAAGCATCACAGATGACGGAGCGTATCTCAGCGATTTCTACGCACTGACAGAGGACATGATCCCACGTACTTATGATGACTAGAGAGGTGAGAAGAGATGCCAAAATTAAAAATATCTGACAGGGAAAGGCAGAACAGAATACTTCTTGCAATCATTGAGTCAGGAAAGACTATGACAGCTATTGATACCCAGAAGCTTTCAAAACTGACCGGTATCCCGCCGAGCACTCTGTACCAAAGATTAAGTCAGCCGGACAACATCCGAATCAGTGAATTAAGAGAAATTCTAAGGGTGCTCAAAATCACTGATGAGGAAAAGGCAAAGATAGGCAGGGAAGTGATATGAGAGATTGTAGTTACTGCAAAAAGAGAAACAGATGCATGGAAAGAAGCAGATGTATTCCGTGTGCATCATTTCAGAAAGAAGGTGAGAAAAATGAATCAGATCGACATGATCGACATCCAAAGAAGAGCAATCCAGATAGTTGATATCAAGAGACAGCCAAGAAGAATTGAGCATGATGACAGAGAAGAAAAAAAGTCTGCTGTTATGACAGTAGTTGCGATGGGATTTGTAATCTTCTTAAGTATCGCAACATGGGTTATCTTCGGATATTAAAAAAGCGTCCCATAAAACAGGCGGCAACCTGTGGGACGCATAGAAAATTAGTCAACTACATTATAAGAAAAGAAAGGAAATTAGTCAAATGATTGAAGCAACAAGAATAAAAACAAACGATAAGGATGGTTGTCAGGTAGAAGCAAGTGGAAGTATTGGTGATCTTATGATGGAGTATAAAGCAATAACGGAAGCTCTCTTCAAAACGGTCAGTAGAGAGGCTGGATTAGGACTCGCAGAGGAACTCTTTATGAAAGCAATAAGAATGACAATTGAGGGAGAGAAGAATGAACGATCCGTTTGAAGTATTTGATTTTAAGGACGAAAAGGACTGGTTAAGTGGAAGAATGAACGGCATCGGTGGAAGCGATGCGAGCGCAGTGGTTGGGATGAATCCTTACAAGAGCAACATCAATCTGTTTGAAGAGAAGACTGGGAGGAGAATTCCGGAAGATATTTCTGGAAAAGCCTGTGTGATCTATGGAAAATACGCAGAAGGACCAATCAGGGAATTGTTTAAGCTGGATTATCCGGAATATGTGGTAGAGCATCATGAGTTCAGGATCCTGCGAAGCATCCAATATCCATTTATGCAGGCGTCACTGGATGGGGAGCTGACTGATCAGGACGGCAGACGAGGAATTCTTGAGATCAAGACAACCAATATTCTGCAGAGTATGCAGAAAGAAAAGTGGAGAGACCGGATTCCGGATAATTATTACATACAAGTTCTGCATTACCTGCTGGTCACAGGATATGAGTTCGTTGAATTGTGTGCCCATCTGAGAACAGAATGGGGCGGAGAGAAGCGAACGACAGTGAAACATTATCACATAGAAAGAGCAGAGGTTCAGGATGATCTGGACATGCTGCTAAGAGAAGAACAGAAATTCTGGAATTATGTAGAGAGTGGCAGGAAGCCACCTCTCATACTTCCAGAGATATAAATACAAGGAGGAACAAAATGGAATTAAGAATTACTAATCCGGAAGAAAATGGATTTTTGAAAGAGATCCAGTGGAACCAAGAGGAAGTCAAATCATGGGTTGCTGCAAGAGTGCAGGATTATAAGACGATCGCATATACTGCAGATCAGGCGAAAGACATGAAGAGAGATCGTGCAGATCTTAATAAGTTAAAAGCTGCATTCGAAGACGAGAGAAAGCGTCTGAAGAAAGTGTGTATGGAACCGTATAACCGGTTTGAACAGCAGGTGAAAGAAATCACAGCACTGATTGATGAACCAATTCAGTTAATTGATTCTCAGCTGTCTGAAATCGAAGAGAGACGCAAGCAGCTGAAACAGAAAGAAATTGAAGATCTTTTTGGAACGATTGGATTCCAGGACTTTATTACACTGGAAAGAATCATGGATCCAAATTGGCTGAATGCAACGGTATCTCTTAATAAGATTGAAGAGCAGATGAAGAGCCTACTATTTAAAGTCGGAACAGAAGTTTCTACGATCAACAGTCTTCCGGAGTTCAGCTTTGAGGCATTGGAAAATTATAAGAAGACACTTGATTTGAATATGGCTATTGCAGAAGGACAGAGACTTGCAGACATTCAGAAGCGGAAACAGCAGTATGAGGAAGAGCAGAAACGTATTGCAGAAGAAAGAGCAAGACAGGAAGCAGAGAAACTCACAGCGAAGCAACAGGAAGCGGATGTTACAGTTGTGGAAACAGCTCCGGTTAATGAGACGGTTGAAGTAAAAGAAGAACCGGTCAGAGAAGAGCTGTTCCAGATAGACTTCCGTGTATTTGGAACAAGAGAGCAGATCATGGCATTGCGTAACTATATGATTGAGAATCAGATTAAGTTTGGAAAGGTGGAATAGAAATGGCAGTACAGAATAGTTTAGCAAACAGACAGACAAAGACAGGAATGGCAGCATACCTGACGCAAGATGCAGTAAAGAAACAGATTAACAGCGTGGTTGGAGGAAAGAACGGGACAAGATTTATTTCCAGTATCGTTTCAGCAGTGCAGACAACACCGGCTCTGCAAGAGTGTACGAATCCAAGTATTTTGTCAGCTGCATTACTTGGTGAGGCACTGAACCTTTCACCATCTCCGCAGCTTGGCCAGTTCTATATGGTCCCTTTCGACAATAAGAAGAAAGGATGCAAGGAAGCACAGTTTCAGCTTGGATATAAGGGATACATTCAGTTGGCAGAGCGTTCTGGATATTATAAGAAACTGAATGTTCTTGCAATCAAGGAAGGCGAACTGATCCGTTATGATCCTCTGAATGAAGAGATAGAGGTGGAATTGATCGATGATGATGTGATTCGTGAAGAAGCACCTGCTATGGGATATTATGCAATGTTTGAGTATGAGAATGGATTTCGCAAGACTATGTACTGGTCTAAGAAGAAAATGCTTGCACATGCGGAGAAGTATTCCCAGGCATTTAAGAGAAATGGTGGAGCAAAGTCCTTGGAGCTTCTGGAACAGGGAAAGATTCCGGAAAAGGAACTTTGGAAATATTCTTCCTTCTGGTTTAAAGATTTTGATGGAATGGCGATGAAGACTATGCTCCGCCAGTTGATCAGTAAATGGGGAATCATGAGCATTGATCTGCGGAATGCCATCGATAAGGATATGGCAGTGATCCATGAGGATGGAACTACAGAGTATGTAGATAATCAGCAGGAACAGGACAATGTTGTTGCTGATCAGGAGCTGCAGGAGGTAAAAGAGAACAAAAAGGAACAGCCGGCAGGAAGTATTGAAGAGGAGTTCTTCCAATAGAAAATAGTTATTTCCTTATAAATTGAACATATGTCACACACGCAACTTATAAACAATGTTTCTCCTGTGCCGGATGACGCTGATCCGGTGCAGGAAGAAAGGGGAAGAAATGAAATCAGTAACATTTCATGTTCCAGGGAAACCACAGGGAAAGGCGAGAGCCAGAACCGTTCATAATAAGAATATTGGTCATTCAGTCAGCTATACACCGGAGAAAGACTTACTGTATGAGAACCTGATCAAGGCAATGTATATCACTGCTGCCAAAGGAACAAAATTTGACAAAGACATACCAGTAGCTCTTCGAATCGTAGCAAGGTTTGAACCACTGAAGAGTACCTCTAAGAAAAAAGTGCAGCAGATGCTGGCAGGTGAACTTCATGTCATGAAGAAACCGGATATCGATAATATAGTAAAGGTTGTAGCGGATGCGCTGAATGGCGTGGCCTACAAAGATGATACTCAGATCGTATTTGTCGCTGCAAAGAAAGCATATTCAGCCGAGGAAGGATTGGATGTGATCGTGGAGGAATATAAAGCAACAGAATAAACAGGAAGGCGGTGGCAGCGTTGCCAAGACCAAAAAAGAATGGCCTAGACTACTTTCCACTTGATGTTGATTTCCTCGAAGATCCCAAAATAAAGATACTGAAAGCCAGATATGGCAGAGACGGTATTGTATTATATATCTACCTGTTGTGTGAGATATATAAGCAGGGATATTACCTGCAGATAGATGAAGATTTTGAATATATTATATCTGATGATCTAAAAATTGATCAGAACAAGGCGAAGCAGGTCTTGAACTTCTTGCTGTCACGGTCACTGTTTGATAACACACTTTTTCAGTCGGACAAGGTCTTGACCTCTGCCGGAATACAGAAAAGATTTCAACTTGCAGTCAGAGAACGAGCAAGGAAAAATCCGATAGAAGTTGGAAGGTACTGGCTTTTAAAAAAAGAAGAAACAGAACCTTTTATTAAGTGTACCCATTTTAGTGATTTATCCGAGATAAAAGAGAGTTATTCCCGGAAAAACGATTGTAATTCCACGGAAAAATCCCTAAAGAAAAGTAAAGTAAAGAATATAGATAATATATTAGGATTCAGCCCGGAACTTGAACAGGCATTTCAAATGTATATTCTTGTCCGTTCTAATAATTATGGAGACATAATACCGGAACAGATCCAAGCACTTCGAGAGGATTTGATCCAATTGAGTGATTCAGAAGTTGAACGCATTGCTATTGTTAAGAAGGCAACAGCAGGAGGATGGAAATCATTTTATAAGACACCATGCAAGGAGAAGCAGAGCAGAACCAAGAAGGCAGCAGTTAAGGACAATAACAATTTTAAGAGAAGGCAGTATGATATGGATGATCTTGAGAATCGACTGTTGGGAAGGTAGAGAAGAATGGGTGAAAGTAAAATAAGAAAATGTATTATCTGCGGACGGCTCATCACGGCATCAAGAAGATATGCATACTGCAGTGATGAGTGTGCAGGTTATGCTAGCAAAGAGCGTGCTAGAGCAAAAATGCGTGAAATACAAGAGGAACATAGAAAATTTATTACAGAGACCAGGCAAAAGAAAAATATGAAGAAGCCTGGAAGAAAATCGAAGCAGCATAAAAATGAGCTCATAAGAATAGCTGTTGAGGCAAGAGAGCATGGAATGAGCTACGGTCGGTATGTTGGAATTTATGAATACCAGAAGGGGATGAAAATTTAAAATGAGTAGAATGATGGACGCAGATAAATTTCTTTCCTGGCTGAGTGAGGTCGAGGGTGAGATCAGGAAAGAGAAGATGAAAGAATGTCAGCCGGATCGGTATGATGACGGGTTGATGGCGGCAACAGGAACCATCAGGAAGTATGTTGAGAAGATGTGCAAGATCGACGAGGCTGACAAAGGACATGGCTGGATACCAGTGACAGAAAGACTTCCGGAAGATGAAAGAGATGTACTACTCACACTTGAGTCAACGAACGGTAACGGATACAGAGAGTACAGTGTAGGATGTTACATCCAAGTGTTTGACGAGGACACAGAAAAGCACTGGCTTGATAGACAGTACGGATACCTTGAGTGGGATAGATACTCAAACGGACACGGTGGATGCTCACTGTACAGAGTGGCAGCATGGATGCCGATTCCGAATCTGTACAAGGGATAAAGACCATGAACAGACAAGAAAAAGAGGATCAGGCGCAGATTGAGTACCTGAGACGATGGAAAGAGAAGAAACAGAAGAGAAAGAATCTGTCAGAAAAACTGAGAAAGAGAGGCACGAAATGAAATACAAAGTTGGAGACAAGGTAAAAGTTAGAAGTGACTTAAAAACATCGGTGTTGTATGGCAGTTTATACGCAGTTGCTGAAATGATAAAGAAAAAGATTGTAACGATTACATACGTGTATGATGGTTGCTACAAAGTTGTAGAAGATGACTATGCGTGGACAGATGAAATGCTTGAGGGATTAGTAGAGGACGAACTGACAGCGGAAGAAGCAATTATACTTAGAGGCGAAATGTGCGAGGGAAGGAGTTGCAGTCGTTGCAAGCTGAGTGCCTATAACAATGGCACGGGTATTACCTGTAATGAATTAGCGGTAAAACATCCTGAACGATATATCGAAGTCCTCAAACAGTACAAGAAAGACCATGAAAAGAAAGAAATTGAAGTTGTGAAGAAAACCTGTTGCCTTGTAATAGACGAAAAAAGAACGGTTGTTCACGAAGAGGAAATTGACAGCAGTGATTCTTGCGAGAAAGTGCTGAAAAGATATTGCGAAGAGCATGACGGAAAGTTTTTTGCAATATGCGAAAGCAGATATGCGGTAAAGGAGTAAGTCATGAATATTGGAGAAAAGATAGATTACATGATTCAGTGTTTGAAAGTTGCAAAAGCTGAATACGATTATACAGATGATTACGTTGCAAATGAACCAACGGAAAGATCGGAGCTGTGGAAGTTTCTTGATACACACAGGAACCCGAACAAAGCACTGATTAGAGAGAATCTTAGGAATGTGGCAAGAATGGGGTTCCAGCTTGCGAATGAGGTGAAATGATGGAATCAGAATGCCTTACATGTAAAAAGCATTATTCACAAGGTGGCGATTGTTGGGAGCATAAACGGAATTGTCTCTATTATGACAAAGAACCAAGAGGAAAAATGATGCGGACTACATTTTCGTTTGAGATGAAATCTGATGCAGAGAATACGCTCATTAAACAGGGTGAGAAGCTGATTATTGATAATCCGGGAAAAGAAATCGAAATAACCATTATCCAAATTAATTGGGTAGACATGGAGAATATGGTTTGTAATGTGACTGGAAAGTATCACGAAAATGAAGAACCGATGCACGAAAAAATAAAGAAATTTAGGGTTGTAAGAAAATAAAAACGAAAGGAGCAGGAGATTTGCTGGCCAGTGTAAAAGAGCTCTTTGCTCCGAGAAGAAAATGAAACAGAAGAAAATAAAATGTGAAATCTTTCGAGATTCCATGCAGAATTACAAGAGATATGCAATCCCACCAGCGCAGCTAATCATAGCCGACGTGCCGTACAATGTCGGTAATAACTTTTATGGCAGTAATCCTATGTGGTACAAAGGGGGAGAAAATAAAAACGGTGAAAGCAAACTTGCAAAGAAAGCAGCGTTCAATTCGGATTTTAATTTTAATTTGTATGAGTATTTTCATTTTTGCTCAAAAATGTTAAAGAAAGAACCTAAGAAAGCTGGTAAGCGTGGACGAAGTTCTGACGCACCATGCATGATTGTGTTTTGCAGTTTTGAACAGTTAAGCACATTGATCAGCGCAGCTAAGAAACATGGCTTTGTGAATTACATACCGCTTGTGTTTGTAAAAAACTACAGTCCACAGGTATTGAAAGCGAATATGCGTGTTGTAGGTGCTACGGAATACGCTTTGGTATTATACCGGGGCAAATTACCGAAATTTAGAAATGGCGCACAGTTTGATGAAAACGGAAAAACAATTCGAGGCACAGGGCACATGGTATTTAACTGGTTTAAGTGGGAGAAAGATGGAAAAGAGATACCTAAAATCCATCCAGCTCAGAAGCCAGTAAAATTATTGGAACAACTGATTCAGACATTTACTGATCCTGGAGATGTGGTTATCGACCCATGCTGCGGTTCTGGAAGCACGTTGAGAGCAGCTAGAAACCTTGGTAGAAGCGCATTCGGTTTTGAAATTGACCGAAATTTCTATGCAAGAGCTAAGAATGAAATGCTGAAAGTTGAAAAAGAGTCGCAGATGAATATTACTGATTTTATCTGAGGTAATATGCACTGGCAAGGAGTCAGTGGATACAAAGGACTCGGATATGCTTACGGAGTGAATGGTAAGACCACAGCTTACAGTAATGGAATTGCCGGGAACTCCGGTCCGGGTCAAGATTGGAACGTGTAACATAAGAGAATTTTAGAAAAAATACAGAAAGGAGACGGAGCTCCGGCCGGGCAAAGATATATCGGCTCCTTTCGAGAAGATGTATATACAAGAAGATGACTTGAAACTAAATGACTGGCAGTTCTCGCAAAGAAAATATCTGCCATATGAAACAAAGCTACGGCTTACAGAAACCCGTATAAGAGAATGGCATTACAACTGGGAGGGGCAAGTGTATTTAAGCTATTCTGCTGGACTTGATAGCACAGTGCTACTACATATGATCCGAAAAATATTAGGAAATGATGTCCCAGCTGTATTCTCCAATACAGGTTTGGAATTTCCAGAAATCGTGAGATTTGCAAGGAAAGCACCGGGAGAGTTTGTAGAGATATATCCGAGAGAAAAGGATGGAAAGAGGATTACATTTAAACAGGTCGTTGACCAATACGGATTCCCGCTTGTGTCGAAAGAAACGGCATTGAAAATACATAAGTTGCGACACGGGAACTTATCAGATCGGTATAGAAACTATCTGCTGAACGGGGACGAGCGTGGAAAGTTCGGAGTTTTGGCAAAAAAATGGAAGTTTCTGTTGGACGCAAAATTTGATACATCTGAGAAGTGCTGTCACATTATGAAGAAGAAACCATTTAAAGAATACGAAAAGCACACCGGCAGAAAACCATATATCGGCACAACACAGGATGAGGGATTCATGCGAGCGCATCTATACGCAAGCACAGGCTGTAATGTGTATGACGGGAAGAAAATTAAATCACAGCCGTTAGGATTTTGGAACAGACAGGACGTATTAAGATACGTGGTCGAAAATGATGTGGAAATATGCTCTGTGTACGGAGATGTTAAGCAAGATCAGCGAGGCAACTATTATACGACAGGAGAACAACGAACAGGATGTATGTTCTGTGGATTCGGAGCGCACCTGGAAGAAGAGCCAAACAGATTCCAAAGAATGTCCGTAACACATCCGAAATGTTATGAAATCTGCATGAACCTTGAAAACAACGGGGTGAAGTATAAAGATGCGTTAGAAACATGCGGAATTGGTACAGAAACATGGGAGCAGATGGGGCAAATGGATATATTTGATTTTATTGGAGGTGCGGAATGCTAGATTTCGGATATTACAACATGGATTGTATGGATGGCATGAAAGAATTTCCAGATAAATATTTCGACATCGCCGTTGTAGACCCGCCATATTTTAGCGGACCGGAGAAAAGAGGATTTTACGGGAGACGCATAAGCCCGATTGGAGTTCAAAGAGTGTATCAGAAATCTGCAGAATGGACAATTCCAGATAAAGCGTATTTTGATGAATTGTTTAGGGTCTCCAAGAATCAGATCGTTTGGGGATGTAACTATTTTGATTATCATTTCCCTCCGGGTAGGATTGTATGGGATAAATGCAATGGCAATACAGATTTTTCAGATTGCGAAATCGCATTCTGCAGTTTCCATGATAGCGTGAGGCTATTTCGGTATATGTGGAACGGAATGTTCCAAGGAAAGAGCATACAGGAGGGGCATATCCAGCAAGGAAACAAGAAAAAGAATGAAAAGCGGATACACCCTACTCAAAAGCCAGTGATGTTGTACAGATGGTTGTTTGACAGATACACAGAAAGAGGAATGAAATTACTGGACACGCACGTTGGGAGCGCAAGCAGTCTGATAACAGCGCATGATGTAGGACTGCAGTATGTTGGATTTGAATTGGATAAGCACTATTATGAACTTTCTAAGAAAAGGTTGGAAGAGCATACAGCGCAAATGAGTTTAAGTGATTTCCTGGAGGTGAAAACAAAATGAAAATCGAATTAAAAGAAATAGATAGAGATTCTCTGAAAGTTGGAGATGTAGTAGGAGTAGCGAGAAAGATTCAATGTGGATGGCATTGGTTCCGACATGACAAGATTATTCCGGCGAAGATTGTAAAAATCACTCCGAAGAGGACAAAGATTGTAACTGATAAATTCGGAGAACATGATAAATACGAAAAGTTCTATGAGCTGAATGAGGACGCTGCACAGGAAACGATACTGGCAGAAGCTTTTAAGACACTCCAAGATGGAATATACGAACTTGGAGAACTGCGAAGAAATGACCGTATAAAAAATATAAGTGACGAAGATATCCTTGAAGCATCAAAGCTCATGAAAGCAATTATGGAAATTATGGAGAAATACAAGGAGTAGCAATGTTTGAAGAATTATATAAATTCATATCCAGATTGCATTACGGGATAAAGTTCATGCCGGAAAAGGATTTTGACGAGCTTTTATCTCGGTGCGACTGGGAGCAAAAGATGTATGCATTGTGCTTTAGATATTGGTAAACGTGGAGAAAAAACATGAGAGTACCTTGACAATTGAATATTGATGGTTGGAGTGGTATAATTTTCGTATCAAATATGCGAAGGAGGATATCGATATGAGAACTTGCTTTTGGTGTGAAGGAACCGGGAAATTCAAAAAACCTAGAGATGAAGAAAAATATTCAGAAATATTTGACAGGTATGATGCTCCTGGAACGTTATCAATGGGAGAGTGTAGAAAAAGAGCTCTCGAGGAAGTTGGATACGACTTGGTAAAATGCAAGCATTGCAACGGAACTGGAATTCAAAAAGATTAAAATTGTTCTTGCCAACCATCAATATTCGGTGGTTGGTATTTTTTTACGCTTTTTTAAGGAGAAGAGGTGAGGGAATGAAAGAGAGATTAACAACATACCACTGCGGAAAAGCAGTGATTAAGGACAGGAATAAGCTGTCAGAAGCTATGGAGAAGTTAGCTGAGTTTGAGGAAAAAGAAAAATGTGGAGAATGGCTTGATGCTATCGAACTTGCGAAAATTGCTATTGCGCTGCAAAGCCAGAATCACATTCCAGTAAAGCCGATTATCTTAGATGTACTGAACGGAGATATCGACTATGTATGCCCTTTATGCGATAAAGAGGTAATGTCGGATGCGGAAAGCAGAAACAACTATTGTGGCGAATGCGGTTGTAAATTTGATTGGAGTGATGAACAGTGAAAAGAAGTACAGACACACGCTGGAGTCCTGCGGAAATCCAGCAGAACCAAAAAGAACATTATGCTGATATGGCAGAACATCCACCTGATCGGAAGGCAAGCGAGAAGTTTCATCGACCAGCATACCAGGCAGGAAAGCTGATTGAAACACAAGGGCAGCAGTTGTGGCATGGAGATGTAGCAGAATACTTGGCGAGAAAGTACAAGATAGGAGATGATGCCAATGGAGAAGAGACTGGAAGAGAACAATGTGAAGAACGAGAACAACCGGAAAAAAGAGTATCTGAGAGGGTACAGAGCTAACAGAAGACGAATCAGTAGAATTGACGATGAGGTAAGAGAGCTCAGGGAACTTGCAGAATCTACGAAAGCAACAGACTATTCGGGGATGCCTCATGGAAGTGGGAATCAGAAAGATTTGTCAGATGAACTGGCAAGAATAGATTCACTGGAGAAAAAACTTGAGATAGAAAAGAGCAAATGTATCGAATCGTATATATCCATTGAGAATCAGATTAAGACAGTGAAGAATGAAGATGAAAATGACGTACTGTTTTATCGATACATTAAGGGATTGCGTTTTTGGGAAATCGCTGAAAAGATGGATTGTACAGAACAGTGGGTTCATAAGTTGCATGGGAGAGCATTAGGACGTTTAAAAATACCAAAATAATTTATTATAGTTTATTGAAGTTTAGTATAGATGTGTGAGAGAATTACAATGAGCCTGAGGTGGAAAGCTGATGGCTCGTCCTCTCTTTGTATAAAACCTAAGAGGCACCTGCACAGGGATGTGTGGGTGTTTTTCTGTTGGGTGAAATTATTGCAATTTCGTGAATATAATAGTATTATGTAGAAAAGAAGGGAAGGGTACCGATGATGAAATACAGTGTAATTGATATATCAACATATATTATTGGATATTCAAATAAAATTGACAGCCCGGTGAGCAATTTGAAACTACAAAAACTATTATATTATTCACAAGCAGCAATGTTAGTAGAAACAGGAGAGAAATGTTTTGATGCCCCTATTATGGCTTGGGAATTTGGTCCGGTGGTTGTTGAAGCATATCAATATTACAGAAAATATGGTAGAGAAAATATTCCAAATCAAGAAGAAAATAAAGCAATGAAATTTGACGAAAAAACAATGAAAATTGTTTATGAATCATCAAAAGAAATAGATCTTATTACAAAAAAGATAATTAATAAAGTTGTTGATTCATACTCGAAAGTAAATAATCCATTTGAATTAGTAAGAAAAACTCATGAAGAAGATCCATGGAAGAATACAAAATTAAACCAAGAAATTAAATGTGAAGAAATCCGTAAATATTACAAAACGCAACGAGAGAAAATATATGGGGTATAAAAATTGCAGTACAACAATACAAAGGATACAGAAAAGTTATTAGAAATATTTTGTTCAGACGAATATGGATCTAGTAATGAGGAGTACAGAAAAAATTTAATTAGAATTATAGAATGTTATAAAGAAAATGGAAGACATCAGTATCACATCATTTCGAGATTTGTAAATGAAAAAATGATGAAAAGCGACGATATAATAAGCTATATGTTAAATAATATTGATGAGATGTTGAGATTCTTGGCTTGTGAAAGTGAAGAATGTGAAAAAGTTATAAGTGATATATCAACAACACTGAACAGAGAAGAAATAATATTAAAGCTAGAGAAGCTGTATGATCATATTGCATTGGAAGAAGAAAGATTAAAAAATAACGCTTCAAACATGCAACATAGCAATGAACAAATAAGGAAAGATGTAATAGATAATTTTAATTCTATAACATATAATTTCCAAAGAAAAGTTGAAGAAGTATCAGGATCTTTGAATGCAAATATAATTACCGTAGTTGGTTTATTTTCTGCAATTATATTTGTGTTTTTTGGCGGAATAACTGGAATGGCTGGAGTAGTAAAAGGGATATGCGAGTTAAAAGATAAGGATGACATAACGATTCCTTTGCTGTGTTTAACCATGATAGGCTTTATTATGTTTAATATTATTTTTTTCTTGTTATATACAATTTCTAAGCTAGTAGATAAAAATATTGGCATGACAGTGAATAGTGCATCACGTAATAGATATAGCGTTGAAGATATTGGTAATGGCTGCTATGGGATTTGGTGTAATGGAACAGCAACAAGTAAATGCTACAGGGATTATCAAAAAGCATTGAAAAAAGTGGGAAGAAAAAATTGGAAAGCAGAGAAATGGTATGTAGTAAAAAATTGGGGGATTAGGAGCATATTTAGATTCCCATATGTATTAATTATAAATATTATTCTTATAGCAAGTACTATTTATTTATATAAGCAATTATAGATTGATTAACAGGCACCCTTCGGGGTGCTTTTCTAATACTCAAACCCCGGACCATTAGTTCAGTGGTAGAACATTTGCCTCATAAGCGAAATGTCGTAGGTTCGATTCCTATATGGTCCATCAATAATAAACAGGAATGGAAGGTGGTGAAGTGGCAGGATATGAAAACATAAGAGATAAAGGATTTGACAAACGAAGTACGGAAGAACTACGGGAAATACAATCCCGTGGAGGTAAGAAAAGTGGCGAAGTAAGACGTAGGAAGGCAGACTTCCGGAAGACGTTGAACCTACTGCTTACTGCGGAAATAGATAATGAAGAATGGAAGCCGGTTTTAGAGTCGCTTGGTGTTGAGTGTACTCTGGAATCGGCTTTGCTTATGGCTCAAATCAAGGAGGCAATGCGGGGAAATACAAAGGCTGCATATTTTGTTGCCCAGTATGCTGGACAGAATGCACAGACTGCTGCGGATGATAAAGAACAGCAACGCAGGACAGAACGGATGGAGGCGGATACAGAAAAGATCCGTAGAAGCTCTGGAAATGCTGAGAATGAGGATGAAGGAGTAGAGATTATAAATGATGCGCCAGAAGAAACAAGTCAGGATATCGGATATAGTGATTCCGAAGTACCTGCCGATATTCAATAACCGAAGTATCAAGCATATCATCCTGACATCTGGTCGTGCCGGGACGAAATCCAGTTATGCAGCTATCAGGTCAGATTATCAACTTGTATCAGATGCCAATGGCTCTGTGGTTGTGCTGCGTAAGCATCATAACAAGCTGCGGAAAACAGTTTACAAGGAGATGCTCCGAGGAATTAACCGCTTGGAGATTCCGAAAAGTAAGTTCCGGATTACAAAGTCTCCAATGGAGATCACTTATAAGAAGTATGGAACAACGATGTATTTTGCCGGATCAGATGGCATTGATGATACGAAAGGTATTATTGATGAGGATAAACCGATCAAGTTGGTTGTGCTAGACGAGTTGACAGAATTCTTTGATGACGGTGAGGGTGAGGATGAGTTAAGTAATATTGAAGCTACTTTCGTTCGTGGAAATAAAGGTGGTTTCCAAATGATTTATCTGTATAACCCGCCGAAGAATCCGAATGCACCGATTAATCAGTGGTGCAAGAAGATGGAAAAACGTCCTGACTGCGTACATATCCATACAGATTACAGAGATGTACCTGCTGCCTGGCTGGGACCTGATCTGATTGCTTCTGCCAAGGCAATGGAGGTTGCTGATCCGAAAATGTACAGATGGGTATGGCTTGGAGAATCAGTTGGGGTTGATGAACTGATTTATTATATGTTTGGAGAAAGGCACAGAAAGAAGCCAGATTCAGATAGAAGATATGACAGAATTTATATTGGCGGTGACTATGGCCAACAGAATGCGACTACATTTCAAGCATTTGGCCTTGATACTTACAGAAAAAAGTTTCCGGGATTAGGAGAGTATTATCATAGTGGGCGAGAGACAGGGAAGCAGAAAAGTCCGTCTGAGTATGCACAGGATCTTGTTGAGTTCATGGATGAATTACATGAACAATATGATAACCGACTCTTTTATATTTCCCTGGATCCATCGGCAAAAGGATTGGCAGAAGAAATAAAGAGAGCAACCAGGAAAAGTGTGGATTATCAGGTGTTTCTTCGCGATGCAGAGAATGATGTAGCATTAGGCATTAGCCGTGTACAAAAGGTTTTGGTATTTGACATTATGTCTATTGCTCCAAAGCAAGAAAATGCAGTAAATGAGTTCGGGGTATATGAATACGATAAGAAATCAATTGAAAAAGGGAAAGAAGTTCCTGTAAAAGAGAATGATCACTGTATGGATGCGATTCGTTATGCGGTGATGGGAGCATGGAGCAAGATGAAATACTGGTTGCCATCAGATGATTTGACAAAGGAGATTGATATTTGCGATTTCGGCAGCAGGGAGGTGAGAGAAGACGATGAATATATTTAATTATTTCAGAAAAAAAGGAATTGATACAGTAGATGCTTCGTTTTACCGGAAGATCGATGAGTGGATCAGTTGGTATAATTCTAACGTCAAGCGGTTCACGTATTATAAAGTCTATTCCGGACGCGGTACATGTAAGAGATGCCGCAGAAAAAGCATGGGGATGGCAAAGAAACTTTCGGAGGACATCGCAGATCTTCTTCTGAATGAGCGCGTGATGATCACGCTGGAAGATGAGTCGACTCAGAAATTCGTGAAGAAAGTTCTAAACGATAATCATTTTCTTGTGACGGGAAACGACTACCAGGAACGGAAAGCTTATACCGGAACAGTGGCATATATTCCGTATCTTTATAACGCAACCGTGCAGGAAGATGGAACAGTCTCAGACGGAAAGATCGGAATTAATTATGTAGATGCGAAGAACATTTATCCAGTCAGCTGGAACAACGGAAGCGTAACAGAGTGCATTTTTACATTTATCCATACAATCAGACAAAAGAAATACGTGCAGATTCAGTTTCATAAAATGGATGAAAATGGCATATATGTCATCGAAAATAGTGTATTGGAGTGCTCGAAAGGAAGTGCAGAAGGTCAGGAACTGACGGAACAGGAATGGAGGCAGCTGAAGCCTTTTGCCAATTTGGCAGCAAGAACGGAAACAGGATCCACGAATCCACAGTTTGTTATTGACCGTCTGAACATCACGAACAATGCGGATGAAAGCAATCCTATGGGGATTTCCATATTCGCAAATTCTATCGATGTACTGAAAAAACTGGATATGGAATATGATTCTTACTGCAATGAGTTCGATCTTGGCAGAAAAAGGATTTTTGTTGCTCCTGAAATGCTGTCGAACATAGACGGTACTCCGGTATTTGACCCGGAAGACAGCGTATTTTACTCACTCCCGGAAGATTATGATAAGAGCCAGACAGGATTGATCAAAGAGGTGGATATGAGCCTCAGAGTAGAAGAACACAGCAAAGCGATCAATGATGATCTGAATTATCTGTCACTGAAATGTGGATTCGGAACAGAAAGATATCGGTTTGATGGTACTGGCGTAAAAACTGCAACAGAGGTAATATCCGAAAACTCAGATATGTATCGGATGCTAAAGAAGCATGAAATCATCCTGGATGATGTGCTGAAGCAATTAATTCAGATTATTATCCGACTCGGGATTGTGACAGGGAACGCACTAGATATAAATACAGATATTGTGATCGCTTTTGACGATTCTATTATCGAGGATAAAGGCGCAGAGCGGCAGCAGGACCGTCAGGATGTCAGCATGGGAGTGATGCGGCATGAAGAATACCGTGCAAAATGGTATGGGGAGACCGTGGAGCAAGCAAGGCAAAATCTACCAGAGCAGAATCAGGTGATGGAATAATATGCGAGATGATTACAAGAATCAGATGGCCAGTAAGATTGCTGGAAGATATCAAGATTTAGAATTGCGGATTATGCAGGACATAGTCCGGAGAATTAAGAAAACTGGAGAGATTACAAGTACAGCAGATTGGCAGATTAATAGATTACTCATTTTAGGTTATTCATCAGAAGACATTGAAAATGAAATCAAGGCAACGCTTAGTGCTTCTTACCCGGAGATGTTTGAGTTGTACGATAAAGTGATTGATTGGGAATATGTCCGCAATAAGGATATATACGAACAGATTAATGTAGAGTACATACCATTCGAAGAAAATGAACAGCTCAAGCAGATTACAGATGCAATCGTGCAGCAGAGTTTGGAAGATTTAGAAAATGTGACAAATTCTCTAGGGTTTTACTTAGATTACGGAGATGGAAAAAAGATTATAACACCGTTGTCGCAAGTCTATACAAATTATCTTGATTCAGCTTGCTTTGATATCGTGACCGGATCGTTTGATTATAATACAGTTCTAAGACGAGTAGTCACACAGCTGACCAATAGCGGATTACGGCAGATAGAATATGCATCCGGCAGAACCAATCGTGTGGATGTGGCTGCTAGGAGAGCTGTTATGACAGCGGTAAGCCAGATCACTGGGAAAATATCAGAGTATAACGCAAAGAAGCTAGGAACGGAGTATTTCGAGGTGGAGTGGCATGCAGGAGCACGACCAACTCATTCCGTATGGCAAGGAAGAATATGGACAGAAGAGCAATTATATTCTGTTTGCGGTCTTGGTACGGTGACAGGTCTTCTAGGAGCAAACTGCTATCATACCTATTATCCATTCATAAAAGGAATTTCAGAGAGGAACTGGCCAGATGATTGGCTGGAAGAGCAGAATCAAAAGGAGAATGATCCGAAGGAGTTCCATGGTAAAGAATATACGCTATACGAAGCAAAACAAAGACAGAGGCAGATGGAAACAGTCATGAGGGCACAGCGTGAAAAAGTGTGTTTACTGCAACATGGTGGCGCTGATCCGAATGAAGTAATACTTCAAAAAGCAAAATATCAAGGACAGCTTAATGAGTATTCCAGATTCTGCCGGAAGATGAGCCTTACAGAAGAACGTGAGCGTATCTATCTGGATATGCGGGGAAAAGTAGCTCCAAGCAAAGCAGAATTAAAAGTGGCAAAGAATATAATGGGTACAGACAATCTGTTTGAAAAGAGCAAGGTAGTAAAAATGCTAGGCGTGGATAAAAAGAATGTCGATTTTGGAAAAATGGATGAAAGATCAAAGAAATCGGTATATAATGGAATTAAGAAAGTATACGATAAATTTCCACAGCTTAAAGGATATACGAACAAAGTATTGTATGATCCCAATATAACAGGCTATGCAATGAGCGAGTCTTTGTCTGGCGTTTTGAGAATTAGCAGTGAGTTTAGTGACTACAAGGAGCTAAAAAAGCGGTATGACCGAGATGTAAGAATGCAGTTTCATCCTGAAGGGACTGATGCGGACGCTATTATAATTCACGAAATGGGGCATCAATTAGATGGTTATCTTACACGAAATAGAGTTTGGGGAGGAAAAATAAGCATATACGGAACAACTCGAACGAGTGCAGCTGTAAAACGAGAAGTATTGCAACAATTAGGATATTTTGATTATATTCGTGTAGAGCGTGCGGAATGGTCCCGGATGGGATATAATGGAAGAGAGCTTAACGAAGCGTTAGAGTTTTCTAAAAAAGAATTTATTACTAAACATATATCAGAGTATGCAAATAAGAATGAAAGAGAGTTTTTTGCAGAATGCTTTTCAGAATATATGACTAGTAAAAAGCCAAGAGAAGCCGCTAGAATCTTTGGAGAGGTTTTAAAAGAGATTATGGAGGGATTGCAATGACGATGTTTGACATGAGCACACCAGATGTAGATAAAAAACTACAAGAAATTGAAGATGAAGATATGCGTAGTGTTATGGTTGAACAGGGATATTCAGAAGAGCAGATAAAAATTGCTATTAGAAATACACATCTGCTCGATGAAATAAATAGCCTGAAAGAAATTTTATGCGAACCAGAAGAGATTGTATCTACTTTGCAAGAAAAGGGTTGGGAAAAAGAAGAGATTGAAAAGTTTAAACATGAATTAGAAATTGAATACAACAAAGCATTAAATGCAGTTGTATAGTTGCCACCAGTCATAATGACCGGTGGTATTTTTGTACTCAATTTTAGGAGGTTTCAATGATAACTATTAAAATAACAGATCGCAGTATTCAGATGAACGGTCATGCAGGAAGAAATGGTCCTAACGGTGTCGATCGTGTGTGCGCTGCGGTATCAGCGCTTACATGTAATCTGATTAATTCATTAAAAGATCTGTCTAATGATCGGATAAGAGAGGATACTGGAAGTGGAATGACAATAATTGAATGGGAAAAACTATCAGATGGTGGAAAACTTCTGATGGATTCTTGGTTCCTTGGGGTTACAGATATTAACAGGGAATACAACTGTATAACATTTATGTAGAAAACATCCTTCGGGGTGTTTTTATTATGTCCAAAACGTGAAGACGGAAAAAGCTCAGAGCCTGTCGAGGCAAAACGGAGGTATGAAATGTATAAAAAAAGAATGATGTTACAGCTCTTTGAAGACGGCGCAGGAGCTGGCTCTGGTACACAGGGTGGAAATGCCGGGAATGGAGATGGTGGAAACGGATCCACTGGTGGCGCATCCGGAGCACATGGAACCGGAACATATACCTATGAACAATTGGAAGAGATTGCAAGTTCGCGAGCGAAAAAGTCGGAAAGAGCAGCTCTTGCAAATTTCTTCAGAGGTCAGGGAATGACAGAAGACGAGGTAACTCAGGCAATCAGCCAGTTCAAAACAGAGAGAGCTAAAAACCAGCCGAACGTAGCACAGTTACAACAGCAGTTAGCAGAATCTCAGAACAAGGTCCAGCAGATGGAAAATGAAAAATTCTTGTCCAGCAAAGGAGTAAAGGCGGACGATCTGGACTATGTAACTTTTAAAATCTCCAAAATGGTAGATGATAAAACAACATTTGAAAAGGCAGCAGAGAAGTTTTTGAAAGAGAATCCAAGATATGCAGGCGGTAGCTCTTATCGTATCGCAGATTCTTCAGTAGGAAATGCATCCGATGGTTCTGGTGGAAATATGAATGCATCCATCAATGACAGAATCAGAGCTGCCGCGCGAAGATAACGGAGGTAGAGTAAATGCAGAATAGAAGAATGAATTTAAGATTGTTTGAAACAGATGCAAATATCATTGATCGTACCGGAGCAGAGGCTCTGATTCCAATTCAGGAATCCAATGAGATCATCCAGGGAACAATCGCACAGTCAGCTGTACTGTCAAGGGGCCGTAAGCTGGCAAACATGACAAGCAAGCAGTACAAGATGCCAGTCCTTGATATGCTGCCGATTGCTTACTTTGTAAATGGTGATAATGGCCAGAAGAAGACAACAAAGCAGGCTTGGGACAAGAAGTTTATTACAGCTGAGGAAATTGCTGTTATTGTTCCGATTCCGGAAGCTGTATTGGACGATGCAGAATATGACATTTGGGCAGAAGTAAAGCCAAGAGTAACAGAGGCATTTGGAAAAGTGATTGATGCAGCTGTGCTGTTTGGTGAAAATAAACCTTCTACATGGAGAGAAGATGTAGTTGCGACAGCTACAAAAGCGAATGCAGTTGTGACATTAGGAACGTCAGATAGCCTCTATGACAAAATCATGGCAGAGGATGGAGTGATCGCAAAAGTTGAAGATTGTGGATATTTTGTAAATGGCCACATGGCAGATATCTCTATGAGAGCTAAACTTAGAGGACTGAAAAATACAAATGGTGATCCATTGTTTAAACAGGATTTGCAGGGAACTACACAGTATGCACTTGATGGATCCCCAATGAACTTCCCAAACAACGGTGCGTTTGATAAATCAAAAGCTCTCATGATCTCCGGAGATTTCTCGCAGCTTGTATATTCTATCCGTCAGGATATTACATTTAAGCTGTTCACAGAAGGTGTTGTCCAGAATACGGACGGAACCATCGCATACAATCTTATGCAGAACGATATGGTTGCGCTTCGTGCAGTGATGCGTCTTGGATGGGAAATCCCGAACCCGATCAATTCACTGAAGACAGACAAGACCAAGAGATGTCCGTTTGCAGTTCTGAAATCCGGTGAGTAAGGGAAGGTGATGATCCATGCAGGTCACGTATGGATATTATGCAGACGAATATGGAGGAAGAACCATTCCGGAACAGGACTTTCGAAAAGCCGAAAGGCAGGCGGAAGCCTATATCCGGCATTTGACTTATGTGAAAGGTGATATCTTTGCTGTGGAAAATGACGCGGTAAAAGATGCTGTTTGCGCTGCAGCAGAGGTTTATTACAAATACAATGCACAGCAGCAGTCAGAAACCCCGTTGGTGAAGTCAGAAAATAATGACGGATACAGTGTCACTTATGTTACAGAGCAGACGGATGGAAAGACAGCAGAAGAGATTGTGAAGAAAAAGGTATATGATGCGGTATATCCTTATCTTCTTCCTACTGGATGGCTGTCAAGAAAGGTGGGGATGCGTTGTGATCACAAATATGGATGTGACTGTTTATAACAGGAAATACGATGAGACCACTCGTTTTGATACCTGGTCCCGGACAGTCTTGCACGGCGTTCATGTTTATGTAGATCATAAGGCCGCAGTTTCAGATAACAGTCTGAACAGTGCGGAAGTCTATAAGATCCGTATTCCTGCGGATATTCCAGAAGCAGATCAGTATCTCCCGCCGGAAGAGTATGCCTGTTGTGGAGGCTTCGGAAACTGGACTATACAGAACGGGGATCAGATCGTGCTCGGTGAGTGCTGTCAGGAGATTGAGAAGCCGGCGGATTTGAAAAAGCTGTTCCAGAGGCATTGTAAGGTGACAAGCTGGTCAGATAACCGGTTTGGGACGCTTCCACATTGGAGGGTCGGAGGTGAGTAGATGGCTGGCAAGAAAGCATTTTCAATCAATACGCCACGTGGAAGTATCACCACGGTTACGCATGCAGACGGATCGGTAACGGCAAAACTGAAATGGGCACCTGGCTTTTCAAAGCGAAAAGAGGGTGCTTTTTCCAATGCACAGGCATTTGTAGATTCCGAGTGTCTGCGCTACATGAATCCATTGACACCGAGAAGAACCGGGATGCTGATTAAGTCCGGGACGCTTGGTACAGTGGTTGGTTCTGGTTCCATTGAATATCTTGCTCCGTATGCCCGCCGGCAGTATTATGAGCATAAAACTAAGGCAAGATGGTTTGAAACAATGAAAGCGAGCCATAAAGATGCCATAAGGGAAGGAGCTGAGAAACTTGCCGGAAAGTAAACGGAAACCGATTATTGATAGTATCCGGGAGTATGTAAGGACTTATCCAGATATCGATAACCGGAAGATCAATATTGATTATCTTGGTGATGGAATGGAATATTCCATTGATCCAATCGGCGTAGATCCTATCTATAAGAGATATGTGGACGGGAGCTGTCTGAAGCAGTTCCAGTTCGCTCTGACAAGTAAGGAAGCCTACGATGGGGACGCCAGAACCGGTATTGCCAACAGTGGGTTTTATCAGAACTTTGAAGAGTGGACAGAACAGAATAACCTGAATGATATTGTTCCGGAGCTGGACGGGCACGATGCTATCAGGGTAGAAGTGCTGCAGTCCGGCTATTTATTTAGTACAGAGGTCGATCTGGGACGGTATCAGATGATATGCAGATTGATTTATAAGTAAGGAGTGTGAAGAAATGGCAAGTGAAAAAATGTTAGTTGGCAGACATAAGAGAGTGGCTTTTATGGATGCTGACGGATCAGGAAAGACATTTACCAGAATGACGGGATTTACCTCTCTGTCAGATGGAAAGAACTCAATAGAATACAGCCGGCAGTATGTGGATGAGGCGTCTGAAAGAAGTGACGTAGTCTGTTATGCGCCGGCAATCGATTACGAATTTGACCGGTATACCAATGATCCGGTACATGAAAAGATTGCAGCAATTACTGACGATGAGATTCTCGGAACAGAAGCGCAGGTTGATATTGTGGTGGTAGATCTGTTTGAACAGAAGACATCGGAAACAACTTGTACTGCACGAAAGAGAACATGGAGTGTAATTCCGGATACAGAAGGGGACGGTACGGATGCCCTGATTTACAAAGGCAGCTTTAAAGCGGCCGGAGAAATCACAAAGGGTACTGCAACCACCACAGACGGATGGGGGACCTGTACATTCACTGCTGGCGGAGAATAAAGAAGAAATGGGAGAGTGAGCCTATGAGCCTTTGGAAATTTGGAGATTTTGAAGCAGACGTGGATTTCACGGATGCGGATTTTTTAGATGCGATCGATGAAGCGAAAGCAGCAATGCATGAAGCGGAGCAGAATGTTCCGGTAGTCGGAAAAAACAGTGATATCATCCGTGCACAGTGTGCTTGCTTTTATGTGTTCTTCGACACCCTTTTTGGTGAGGGGGCAGGGGAGAGAATCCTTTGCGGAAAGAACAGTATCAAACTGTGCAATGAGGCGTCCGAGTCATTATTGGATTTTGAAACAGCAGAAGCAAAGGCGATGGACAGCAAATACAATAAGTATATGCCAAACCAGAACATTACGCAGCAGTTTCCTAATCCACAGCCACAGTCAAGCGGAAACCGTCAGCAGAGAAGAAACTACCAGAAACAGTATGGTAAGGGAAAATATTCCAATACCGGAAGGTAGCAGAGCATGAATATTTTATATGAGCAGTTTCCGGAAGAAGTCAAGGTGAACGGGGAGTACTACCCGATCGTGACAGATTTCCGTGAATGGATCCGTTTTACGGAGCTGGTTGAAGACGACTCGGTTCCGTGGCGGATCAAATGTGGACTTCTGTTGCAGTGGTATCTGGATCAGGTTCCGGAAGATATTGAAGCTGCAATTTATGCACTCGGAGATTTCCTGATGTGCAAAAGGATGTACCAGGATGATCCGGAAGATGAAGAGGAAGGGCAGCAGAAAAGTGGGAAGCCGGTATTTTCTTTTTCGGAAGATGCCGGCTGCATTTATGCAGCGTTCCGGGAGGCATATGGAATCGACCTGCAGCAGATTGATTATATGCACTGGTGGGAGTTCCGGAGCTTGTTTGACTGGTTGCCGGATGGTACAGAGATTAAACAACGGATTATGTATCGTTCGATTGATCCTGGAACAATCCGGGACAAGGACGAACGTAAACGGATCAAGAAGATCCAGAGAGCTGTTGCACTGAAAAAGAAACAGCGAAAGCTTGATGATTATGAGATTGGAGATATGTTCTCATGATGGAAATTAAAATACCGACACGGCGTGAGTGGTATCCGTGTCCGTACTGCGGTCAGCATCTGCTTGTTTACGCAGATACTGCAGTGTGCAGCGGACTGTATGTAAAATGTCGCAAATGCCGACGGGAGGTGGAGATAAAAATTAAGAATTAAGCACTTGTGAGCCCCTGAGCCGTGCTATCAGAAAGGATGATAGTATGGCAGATGGATATTTGAATTTTGATACCAAAATCAATGAGAGTGGGTTCAATGAAGGCATAAATAAGCTTGGAAGTCTTGGAAAAAGTGGCTTATCTGTAGTCAGCAAGGCAATGACCGGAGCTGTTGCAGCTGTAGGAACTGGAGCAGCGGCGATTGTAAAGTCTTCCCTTGGTGTAGTCGCCAATATGGAGCAGCAGGTCGGTGGCGTAGAGACACTATTTAAAGATAGTGCCAAGACAGTGATCAGGAACGCAAACAATGCGTTCAAAACAGCACAGCTTTCTGCTAATGATTACATGTCAACGGTTACAAGCTTTTCAGCATCATTACTACAGGGCTTAGGCGGAGATACTGCAAAGGCTGCAGAGATAGCAGATATGGCGATCATTGATATGGCAGACAATGCCAATAAGATGGGTACGAATATGCAGGATATCCAGAATGCCTATCAGGGCTTTGCAAAGCAGAATTACACAATGTTGGATAACCTTAAATTAGGTTACGGCGGTACACAGTCGGAAATGATCCGATTGATCAATGATTCCGGTATCTTAAATGAAAAGATAGAAGATCTGGATAATGTAACGTTTGACCAGATGATTCAGGCAATTCACAAAGTCCAGCAAAATCTCGGAATCACAGGAACTTCCGCAAAAGAAGCCTCTACAACGATTGAAGGTTCTGTTAATTCTGCTAAAGCCGCCTGGGAAAATTTTGAAGCCGGTGTAATCAGTGCGAACGACCTGGTTGACACATTCTGGACAGCGGCAAAGAATATCTTAAATAATCTTGGTCAAATGATCCCGCGTCTGGGAAAGACCGGAATGGATGTGGTGGAATCCTTATCCGGAAAAATCGGTGAAGCGGTTCCGCAATTAAAGGGACTTACAGATAGTGTCGGAAAATTAGCAGATAAGTTAAAGAACATGAGCACGGATGAGCTCATGAATCTTGGCAAGACTGCAGCAGTGCTTGCAGGAGCCGGACCGGTTATCTCATTATTCGGATCACAGATCAGTAATGTACAGTCAGCCGTATCCGGATTCAGCGGACTTACAACTGGTGTTTTATCTGGTCTCGGAAAACTTCCGGGAGGATTTAAAAATGCTGCAAAATCAGCAACGGACTTTAAGAAAAATTTCGGAGGAAGTCTTAAAGGCTTAGGCAGTGCTATAACTGGACCGTTCCAAGTGCTGACACCGAAGCTTTCAAGTTCTGTCGGAAAAATCGGCAAGGTCGTTTCCAGTGTTCCGGGAAAAATTGGTGGGGCAGTCGGCAAAATCGGTTCTGCAATCGCATCAAAAATCCCCAGAATTACAAGCGCGTTTTCACTACTTGGAGATACTGCCGGTTATCTGGGAGCATGGGGCGGACAGATTAGTTCTGCTTTGCAGGGAGTTCTTGGAACAGTAGCCGGCTTTATTCCGTCATTTGTAGGGTTGATGAATTTCGGTGCAGTTGCAGCCGTTGTGGTAGCCGGTCTTGGACTGGTTTACAGTCAGTTTGGTACACAGATTGACCAGATCCTGCTTCTGGTGCAGACCAAAGGACCGGAGATCATATCTAACTTTGGAGCAGGAATCACAGCAGCACTTCCGGGACTGATTTCATCAGGTGCAACCCTGATCCTGGGATTGATGAATGCGATTACGGCAAATCTACCACCGCTCATTTCCGTAGGCGCAAGCATCATAGCAACTCTGGTAAGCAGCCTGGGCGCACAACTTCCGCAGTTAATTCCGGTAGCGGTACAGATGATCCTGACTCTGGTTGAGTCGCTGATCAGTAATCTTCCGCAGCTAATAACTTCCGGATTACAGTTAATGGAAGGCTTGGCACAGGGAATTGCAAACGCGATTCCGCAGGTGGCAGCGAAAGCACCGGTTATCATCGGCAAGCTGGCATCTACGATTATCACGAATTTGCCACAGATTTTGCAGACAGGTGTGAAGATTATCACTCAGCTTGCTGTAGGACTGGTACAGGGAATCCCTTCCTTACTCGGAAAGATTCCGTCTATGATAAGTCAGATCAAGAATGCATTTACCAGTGTAAACTGGGGCAGTGTTGGCCTGAATATTATAAAAGGTATCGCAAGCGGAATTGCCGGAGCTGTCGGACATCTTATTGATGCGGCTGTTTCTGCTGCAGGTAGCGCGCTGGATGCGATTAAATCAAAGCTTGGCATCCACTCACCATCGAGAGTATTCCGTGATCAGGTTGGTAAGATGATGGCTCTCGGTATGGGAATTGGATTTGAGAAGAATATTCCAGTCGGATCCATGAGCGCCGGAGTGAAAAAAGCAGTCCAGAGCTTGCAGAAGAGCGTACAGCTTAGCACTTCGGTAAATCCGGATAGATCTGTCGGCGGCATAAAGAACGACCCAACCTTTGGAGGACAGGGCTTCGACTATGACAGATTTGAGAATATTCAGAGAAGAATTGCGAAATTAAACAACAAGCCAATATTCCTTGACAGCAAGCGAATAGACAGGCCATTACCGAAAGGAGCAGTACCACAGGTATGATTGTGTATTATGAAAATGTAAATGGTGAAAAGCTGAATCTCTTAAAAGCTCCTTTTAGAACCACGAAAACCGACTGGTTCGATGCGGACTGGTCGGAGTCATCGGAAGGATATGAGAAGACTGTAACGCTTGACGTATTTGGAAAGCGGGAAGAATTTCAGAAAAATATGGAACAATTATATCGGATCATTGCGGTTGATGCAGAAAGTGATTCCTATGGCAGATTATATGTAAATGGAGCTTATTTACGATGCAGGATATTAAAATCGGCAAAGGAAGGATGGAAAGGTTACGTATATTCCGAGGTGGAACTTACCTTTCAGGCACCGGAGCTTGTGTGGGTGGTAGAAACTGGAAAACAATTCTTTCCACAGCCCGAAGAAGAGGCAGCTGCAGGTATTGATTTTCCGTATAATCATCCGTTCGACTTTGCAGGAGTGAAGCGCGGGACCGCTGTGTGGGAAGTAGAGCATATTATTCCGAGTGATTTCCAGATGATTATCTACGGACCATGCGTGAATCCAAGAATCTTAATCAATGATTATCCTTATGAGGTATTTGTGACACTGGAACGAAATGAATATCTTGTGATCGACAGCAGATCTTGTAAGGTTATGAGATATTTATCAAATGGAACTGTGCAGAATGCATTTAATGAGAGAGCGCTGGAACATAGCATATTTGAGAAAATTCCTTCCGGGCTTTTAAATATCAACTGGTCGGGAGACTTTGGTTTTGATTTGACCTTATTTTTGAACAGGAGGGAGCCGCCGTGGTAACACTGGCAGATAAGAATCTACATGAGATTGGATATGTGAAAGATGCTAATTTTACTGCAGATGTGAATGGAGAGTACGAGTTTTCAGTTCAGATCGCAAGATCAAACTGGTATCCGGAATTGAACTTTTCCAGTTATATATACATTGTTGGTACAGAATATGGTGGAATTATCGGTGAGATCCTGACGGATACCACACTTGATTATGTGGAAGTGAAAGGGATCACCTGGCGTGGATTTTTGCAGTACAAAGTGATTGAGCCGCCGGCAGGATCTGATTACAAGAAAGTAACAGGGGAAATACATCAGGTTATGAAAGCATTGATTGAACCGGAGTTTAGTGGCTTGTATGTAGTGTCTTCCAAGAATACAGAAATCACGGTCAGTAATTATCTGTTTGACCGCTACTGTACCTTGCTTGCAGGGATTAGCAAGATGCTGAAAAGCAAAGAGTATAGGTTGAACATCCGGTTCCTTCGGGAGCAGGGAGAACCGGGATATCTGCTGATAGAAGCAGTTCCTGTTGTAGATTATTCAAAAAAACTGGAACTGTCGAAAGACATGCAGCTGAATTATACAATTGATGATAAGCGGAATGGAGTGAATCATCTGATCGTAGCAGGAAAGGGAGAACTTCAGGAAAGAAATGTATTCCATCTGTATGTACAGAAAAACGGTAGTATTGGAAAAGAAAAATATTATACTGGGCTGGATGAAATCACGGAGGTGTACGAAAATACATCAACGGAGACGGATGAACTTGAGAAAAATGCAATTGAACGACTTCAGGACCGAATGAATAAGAAGACATTCAAAATGGATGTTGCAAGTCTTGGACTTCAGGTCGGTATTGGAGATATCGTAGGAGGCAGAGATTACCTGACCGGGATGTATATGTCAAAGCCTGTAAAGAACATCATCTATGAAATCACAAATGATGTAGAATCAATTACTTATAAATTGGAAGGAGAAGATGAAGAATGAAAATTGTATCTGGAAGAACCGGATCACCCCATGTGACTTCGCAGCAGTTCCGGCAGATGCTGGAAGGAATACTGGGACAGGACAGTTATATTCTCACGAGCGGAGAAAATTTAAAGCCGGAATTGAGTTCCAATAATCTGCTCAAGATCCGGAGCGGGATGATGTGCCATCATGGCTGTATTTCCTGTGTGGAAATCGGAACTTATGATGAGGTCACTCTGACGAATGGATCACATGGAATGCAGAGAATTGACCTCGTGGTAAACCGGTATACCAGGAATGCGGAGACAGAGGTTGAAAAATGCGAATGGAAGGTGATCACCGGGACAGCAAAGGCGAGCAGCCCAGCAGTTCCGACATATACGAAGAGCAATCTTCAGGAGGGAGATCTTGTAGATGAGTGTCCGGTATTTGAAATTCACTACAATGGAATCAATGTTACGGAGGTGAAGAGCCTGTTGAGTGTAGTGGGATCACTTGCTGAATTAAATGGCAAATCATATGAGCTGATCAAAGTCAGTGATAACAGATATGTGAAGAAATACGCAGACGGACGCTTTGAAGCATATGGTCATATAGCAATCAAGGATCTTGTATTTGCAAATCAGATTGGATCAAGCGGTGTTTATTACGCTCAATATCAGAATTTAAATATTGGGATTACTGCTAAAACCATTTCATCTGTACAACACACGGCAAATAACTCTGGTGTTGTATGGACTGGCAATGCATCTGTGTCTGGAATCGCCATGAAAGGAACTATCTTGCAATATGGTAATACTTCCAGAGCAACAGATTTAAACTATGATGTTAAGGGAACCTGGAAATAACTCACAATTCTTATTTCTAAGGAATTGGCAGTGGTTTTGGATTCACATCCGGCGCAGGTCGGGTGTCTTTGTTATGCGCTTTTATATATGCAACATAGAAACATGATTCAGAGAAAGGAAAAGATATGAAAATTATATTCAACGATGGTCAGGAGCTGACAGTGCAGGATGTATCCATTCAGGCTGATGGTGGTCTTCTGGTCAAAACAATCTCAGCAACAGAGGATGAGATCAAAGCAATTTTTTCAGACTCCATGACAACAAAGAAGATGACAGTCCATGAGCGTGGATCAGAGCTTGCATGCTATGAAAATTATACGAAGTTTGATGCTGTTGTGAAGTATACAGCGGGCATTCTTGGAATTGTCATGTACCAGGAAGAGCAGGCACCGGAAGACCGAATCAAGGCACTTGAGAAAGAAAATGCAGACATGAAGGAGAAGATTGACCAGTTAGAGGGCTGTCTTCTGGAAATGTCTGAGCTGGTATATCAGTAATGGTAACTCTATTAACCAATTTATTCATAATGCTACAAAACAACGGAGGTAAAGAAATGATGGCAATGTTATGGGCACAGCAGATTATGTTGGGAAAGAAAACGTATGAACAGGTTCCAAGACTTTTGAAAGATAAGGTAAAAGAGATCCTGGAAGATTCCGGAATGGGCGAACTTGTTACAGATGAGACACAGGAGTAAAGGTGAAAACAGATGGCAGTAAAAACAGCACAGTATATATTTAATGGTCAGACGATTAATCTGACATACAATTCAACATCAGGAAAATGGGAAGCGACGGTAACTGCACCAAGTAAATCCAGTTATAGCCAGACGGACCACGTTCTGGGCGGTACGGTAAAGGCTACAGATGTGGCAGGAAATACAACGACCGTTGATCAGAGCCATGCAACACTTGGTTCCTCTCTGAAGATCAGAGTCAAAGAGAAGGTAGCTCCGGTAATCAGTATCACTGCACCGACAGCCGATTCTTATATTACAAACGCAACACCGACCATCAAGTTTACGGTAACAGATGCAGATTCTGGTGTAAATTCCGGTACAATCGCAATGAAGCTGGATGGTACAGCCGTTACAGTTACAAAGACAGCAATCACAGGTGGATATGAATGCAGCTATAAACCGACTACCGTACTGAAAGATGGAAGTCACACAATTTCTGTGACAGCATCAGATAATGATGGAAATGCAGCTTCAGCGAAGACAGCAACCTTTACAGTGGATACAGTACCGCCGACTCTGACGATTACAGCACCGGAAGAAGGTCTTGTGACAAATAAGACAACTATTACTGTTACAGGTAAGACAGACGATGCAACATCTAAGCCGGTTACAGTTACTGTAAATGGTGCAGCGGCTACAGTTGGGACAGATGGATTCTTTAGCAAGGATGTAACGCTGACCAATGGTGCAAACAAGATTACGATCATTGCCAAGGACAAAGCAGGTAAGACTACAACGATCACGAGAAATGTAACGCTTGATACAGCCGCTCCGGTGATCAAGTCTATCACCCTGACTCCGAATCCGGTTGATTGTGGTAAGACCTTTGTGATTGCTGTAGAGATTACGGACTAGGAGGTTCTGTTATGGTTGTGAAGGCAACCGGCAAGGTAGACGGGAAAGAGGTTATCTTTGAACGGGCAGAAGGGGATCTGTGGAAAGTCACGATCCCCTATGATCTTGATGGGATGTATGTGGTAGAAGTGACTGCAGAAGACGAGGCGGGTAATATAGCATTTTGCACGAAGTTACTGTTAATCGTGGATCCAGCTACTCTATGCATCCATCTCATACCATATGAGTATACCGTGGAAGTAGTTCAGGAAGAATTTTGTGTGGATGTGGTTCATCCGTGTCATGGGAGGTGCTGTTGTGAATAGAGTAAGATTTATCCAGGGTGAGGACAAACATGTCAAACTGCTGGTAAGAAGTCCGAATAATGAACCATTTACCATTCTGGCAGCATCTTACAGTCTGTCACGGTTTGGAGAAGTTGAATCTCATGGAGAATGTGAGATCAATGGTCATTATCTGGATATTAAAATTGCACCAGTGCAAAAGGCGAAGTCTTATATACTGGAAGTTACTTATGTGGTTGCTGATTCAACGAGGAAAGTAAGGATAGAAGTAGAGGTGGTATGATGCTGACAATCACGGAAATCAAATTGAGCAAAAATCCTGTCGGGACAGGGGAAAAGTTTACCATATCTGTGCAGATTCAGGAGACAGCAGATTATCCGTATGACTATCCTTATGATTTCCCGGTATCCTGCACGGTCACAGCGAAACCGAAAGAAACATAAAAATGATTTTCAGAGGGACTGAATATTGTATCATCAAATTACCCTGAGCTGTTTAAATAAGAAGAAACTCGTTTGAATTAACTGACAACCGTGATATACAGGTGGTACACAAAAACACCGAAAACCCCGGAGTTTATGCGGCTCATGGAGGTATTGCGATGGCAGCAGGAGCTATCATTATAACGTTATTGGAGTTGATTGTCGGAACTATTGTAAATATCATATTGGGATGGAATGTATGGGATTATAGTAATCTGCCAGGTGATTTATGGGGACAGATTTGTCCGCAATTTACAGTATTATGGTTTTTTCTTTCAGCAGTGGCAGTTTACCTGGATGATTGGATCAGATGGTTATTGTGGGAAGAAGAGAGACCCAGATATAAATTTTAAAGAAAGAAGTATGGCTATGGAAACAATTATTTCAGCCTGCATCTCAGCAGGCGTAACACTAGTGATTTGTCTACTGAACAATCACGGACAGCAGGAAAAGACAAGAGCTCTTATGGAATACAAGCTGGATGAACTCACAAAAAGAGTAGATAAGCACAACAATGTGGTGGAGCGCACATATGGCTTAGAGAAGAGAGTATCAGTTCAGGAGGAACAGATCAAGGTAGCAAATCATAGAATTGAAGATTTGGAGGGAATTGAGCATGAACATTGAAACATTAATGCAGTATATGAGTTACATTTTGGCAGGAATCGGAGTACTGGCTTTTTTAGTCAGTGCGATTGTACAGACGATTAAGGAAATGCCAGAACTGAAGAAAGTACAGACAAATGCTGTGGCACTGATCACATCACTGATCCTGACACCGGCAGCAGTAATTGTATTGTGCACCTATTACAAGATAGTGATTGAATGGTATTACATTTTTGCATCATTTATTGCTGCTTTTATCGTTTATTTGGTGAGTACAGGTGGATGGGAACGCGTGACGGAAATGTGGAATAGAAACGCATATAAGAAAAAGTAGAATTGCACCGGTGCAAGAAAGGAGAATGTCATGACAGAACAGACTATCAAAGAAATCATTAAGAGTTTCGCTTATGGACTTTCAGCGAAAGAAATCTCCGACAACGAAGGAACATCACTTGAAGTTATGGAGAAGTTCTCAGAGGAGCACGCTGCGGAGATTGAGCAGAAGAAAGCCGAACTGAAAGAAGGTGGCTGGTATGAGTAAGTTAATCATTGATGTAAGCTATCATAATGGAGTCATCAACTGGGAAAAGGTAAAAGCATCTGGTTGTGCCGGAGCTATCCTTAGATGCGGATATGGAGATAACATCGCATCACAGGACGATAAGCAGTGGGTGAGAAACCTTGCTGAGTGTGAAAGACTTGGAATTCCGGTGGGAGTCTATCTGTACAGCTACGCTACTTGTGACAGACAGGCGAAATCAGAGCTTGAGCATATTCTCAGATTGATTAAAGGTCATACATTCCAGTTACCTATCTTCCTTGATGTGGAAGAGCCGGGAACACAGAACTATGCTCCTAGATGCTGTGAGATTGTATGCGAAGGACTTAAAGCAGCTGGATATACTCCTGGAATCTACGCTTCACTTAGTTGGTTCAACAACCATCTTGGCGGTGTACGTGGCAAGTACATTGAATGGCTGGCAAGATACAAGAATCTTCCTGAGGATACTTATAAAGGTCAGTACGCAATTTGGCAGTATTCTTCCGATGGTCATGTTGATGGAGTTAACGGAAGAGTTGATGTCAACTATTGCTACATGGAATTTGGCGAAAGCGCCACACCAGTAACACCGTCAGCACCTTCTAAGCCAGCAGAGAAGAAAGACTTAGGACAGGTCGATATTACATATCAGGCATATACAGACAGATGGTGGCCGGCAGTTACCAATAAGGATGACTGGGCTGGAAAATCTGACAACGTAGCAATCAGATATCTTGCTATCAAGGTGAGTAAGGGATCTATCCGCGCAAGGGTATATACTGAAAGAAATGGATGGCTTCCACATCTGACATTCACGAACAGCTACAATCTGAATGACAAGGTCAATGGAATTCTCGGAGACGGATCACCGATCCTGGCAGTAGAGCTGTACTACATCACACCGGAGGGATATAAGTACAAGATGGTGCACTACAGAGCTTCTGTTAGAGATAACGCAAACTTCTACAGTGAGCAGATCGACACGTTAAAAACCAACGGTGCAGACGGTTATGCGGGGGACAAGAAGAGATTCGTGGATAAGTTCCAGGCTTGGATTGAGTAG